TTTGCTGTATTCCATTTAAATTCAATAAATGAACCAAACATCCTACCTACAAGTTCTTGGTATTGAGAAAAGAAATCGTATGTAGCAAGTCCGCCCATGTTACTACTAGCTAACAAGTATGTGTTTGTGTAGGCTAAGTTGAATGGTTCAAACAGTGTGCCGCCGTCACCACCTCCTGTGCGTGACCCAATTGATCTACGAAATATTCTTCTTACTTCTACTATTTCATTTGGTAAGGTGTATTCATTTTGATCTATTACAGTCGGCATAAAGAAATAACTTTCTTCTACTGAATTGTCGGATCTTTGACGAAATCTTGATAATGCTTTGCCTAGTGCTGTTTCATAGTGTACAGGATCAAGTTCTACATCAACCATGCCTCCGCCTAACATAGCGTTAACATAGTCAAATACTTCCTGTTTCTTAGTTGCAAGTGTTGCCATACGAAAAGTTCTCCACAAGTATTTATCTTACGCTAAATATGTATATGCCAAGATTATCTTTATATAAACCAGAGAAAGGCAAAGATTACGAATTCATAGACAAACGAATCTATGAAATGTTCACTGTGGGTGGCACAGACATCTTTGTTCACAAATATTTAGGTCCAAAAAACCCAGATGAAGATTCTGCTACAGCAGATCAACCCCGTTATGATGCTGTAAAAGAAACCAACATTCAAGACATGTTGTTTATGGAAAACAGAGATCGTAAATATGATCCAGACATTTATAGCATGCGTGGAATTTATAATGTTCAAGATATAGACTTTAACATGAGTCAGTTTGGATTATTTTTATCTAATGACACACTGTTTATGACTATACACATTAATTCAAGTGTTAAAACTCTTGGTAGAAAAATCATGCCAGGTGATGTAATAGAATTACCACACTTGAAAGATGAACATGCTCTAAATGATTACACTGTTGCATTGAAACGTTATTATGTTGTAGAAGATGTAAACAGAGCCGCCGAAGGTTTTTCACCTACTTGGTATCCACACTTATACAGAATCAAATTAAAACAAATTGTTGATTCACAAGAATTCAAAGAAATACTTGATCTTCCTATGGAAGAAGATAATCCAGGTAGTGGCACACTAAGAGATCTACTATCAACTTATGAAAAAGAAATGCAGATCAACAATGCTGTTGTACAACAAGCAGAAGCAGATGCAGCAAAATCAGGTTATGACACCAGTCATTTCTTCACACTTCAAACAGATGATAACGGTGAAGTTGAACTAGTTACAACTGATACTAACACACTTGATGCAAGCACTCAAAATGAATTAGCAGATAGAGTAATGCAAACACCTGATAGAGAAGGTTATCAAGGTTACTTATTAGGAGACGGTATACCAGGAAATGGAGAAGCATTTGGTCATGGTATTAGTTTTCCTACTGGTAGTGTAGAAGGAGATTTTTTCTTAAGGACAGATTTTATGCCAAACAGATTATTTAGATATGACGGAACACGTTGGGTCAAACAAGAAGATTCAGTTCGAATGACACTTACTAATACTAATACAAGAAGTCACCAGAAAGGTACTTTTGTCAATAACACTAATACAGATACAATTGGTGGCGAGACTGTGCAAGAAAGACAGAGTTTATCACAAGCACTTAGACCAAAGGCTGACAACTAATGCAACATTTCTATGATGGACAGATACGAAGATATATTACTCAAATAGTTAGACTCATGAGTAATTTTTCTTACAAAGATGGTAGTGGTAAATTGACCGAAGTACCTGTAATGTATGGAGATATTACACGACAGGTAGGACATATACTACGAGATAATTCAGAAAACAAAATTCCTAGTGCTCCGAGAATGGCGGTATATGTAACAAGTTTGGAAATGGACACAGCAAGACTAGCGGATAGCAGTTATGTAAACAAATTGAATATACGTGAACGTGCATATGATGCCGATGGCAAAGAGTATTTGAATACCGAAGGCAAAAACTACACAGTTGAAAGACTTATGCCAACACCATATACACTAGGTGTAAATGTTGACATGTGGACTTCAAATACAGATCAAAAACTACAAATACTTGAACAAATTTTAATGCTTTTCAATCCAAGTTTAGAAATACAGACCACAGACAACTATGTTGATTGGACCAGTTTAAGTGTAGTAAATCTAGGTAACATCAATTTTAGTTCAAGATCTATTCCTATAGGTACAGAATCGGAAATAGATGTTGCAACACTAGGTTTTACAACTCCTATATATATTTCACCGCCTACTAAAGTAAAACGTTTAGGAGTTGTGACAAGTATTGTGCAAAGTATATATGACGAAAGCAAAGGCACAATTGAGCTTAGTAATAGTGTTGTACAAGGTCAACAAGCAGATTCTGATATCCCTAGTGCAGATATTAGAACATCAGTGTCAATAACTCCTACAGGTACTATAGCAACTAGTGAAAATAACAGAGATGTATTTAGAACAGATGCAAGCACAGTAATAACTAACACCTACAAAGATTATGATTTACTAGTTATGGGAAATACAGCAAAAATAATTCGCAAAGGTGTTGTAGGCAGTGTACTGTGGGAAGCATATATCAAGGCTTTTCCAGAAGTATTTGAAGCAGGTATAACAGAATTACGCTTAAAAAGAAAAGATGTTGCTAATGAGATAGCAGGAACTGTTGCTATAAATTCTACAGATCCAACTGAATTAATTATCAACTGGGATAGTGATTCTTTGCCTAGTGATACTGTTATATCAGGTCCAACAGGAGATGCTAATAAAATAAGTTATATTATAGATCCAACAAAAACTAGCCCTGTTTCTCTACGATCAACTGGCACTAGAATACTATTATTAGGTACAGGAATAGGTGATGCTACTAATACAGACGGAGCAGATGATTGGAAAAACATTGACGGCAGTGATTTTATAGCTAGTGAAAATGACATAGTTGAGTGGGATGGATCTAAATGGCATGTTGTTTTTGATGCAAGTTCTTCAACAGACACTGTTTACACTACTAATCTTAACACAGGTGTACAATACAAATGGGATAGTGGTGAATGGATACTATCATTTGAAGGCGAATATCCACATGGGACCTGGCGTTTAAAATACTAGTATAATTAATAGTATGAATCAAATAATTTGCAGTGGTGCTTTATTCTACACTCTTGACACAAAGCGTTTTCTTTTCTTGCACCGTACACAGGGCAAACAAAACAATCTTTGGGGATTAGTTGGCGGTACTACTGAGGATAAAGAAACGCCATGGGAAAGTCTCAAAAGAGAAATTTCAGAAGAGATAGGTGATACTCCTATCAAAAAGACTATACCACTTGAAACTTTTATATCTAATGATTCTAAATTTCATTTCCATACATATCTCTGTGTGGTAGATAGTGAGTTTATACCTAAATTAAACAAAGAACATGATGGATATGCATGGGTAAGTTTTGGAAAATGGCCTAAACCTTTGCACCACGGATTACGCAACACTCTTACAAATAAAATTAATCAAACCAAATTAGAAACTGTTTTTAAGTTAATAGATCTATTGGAGTAAAAATGGATAGTTTAGTAAAAAAAAATGTAGTACAAAAAGATTGGGGATATGAAATATTGTGGGCAAGTAAGGATAATTATGGTGGTAAAATTTTAATTTTCAATCGTAAAAACGCAAAAACTCCTTTTACACTTCAAAGTTCGAGCGAGAAAACTTGGTTCATTAACACTGGTGTATTTTTCATAAGATGGATCAATACTAGCAATGGAAAAATGTTGCAACAAGAATTAAAAGAAGGCGATGTTTTTGATATAGGAAAGTTAGTTCCTGTATCTGTAGAATGTTTATCAGATAATGGAAGTATCACAGAAGCTAATTCAGGCATTAAAGATGATACACATATAATATTACCAGCTGGAAATGTAAAATGAAAATACAACAAACAGATCGGTTTATAAGAGAAAAAAAACATTTTTATGAAAAAATACAAAAAATAACTGATGTTAAAAGAAAAAAACATTTTGAAAATGTTTATAGAAATTTTTTAAATCAAGTACAAATAATAGACAATAATCATTCTTCTAGCAATAATCAAAAAATAGATCCTGTAGAGATAAAATCATGTTTAGAAGAACTTAATAGTTATAGACGTGAATTAAATAATTTATAAATTAAATATTAGACAGCCTTTTTATTGTCATTGTGCCAAACATAGCTGCGTGTGATTGACACTGGTAAACATAATTTGTATTGTTTGTTATATTTTCAGGAATCCTCCAATACAACATACCACTATCTTTTCCTTGAGCACTTGAATTAGTGCTTACAGTTCCATCATTAGCAACATGCACTAAATTACTTGAAAGGGCTGTTAGTGTGTTATCCTGTAATTCAAAAGGATGACCTCCAATATTATCTAAATCAAATGCAACGGTAGTTCCTGATAAAACATAAATTGTTGGATTATTTCCACTGTAATGACTATCGATTGTGTAAGCAGATATACCAACGTTTCCTAATCGTAAAGTAACTATTGCATGTTCATAAATGTCATGAACATCTATTCCTGCAGACGATATGTCTGATAAACCATTTAATGTTGTAGCTCCCGGAGTCACAGTGCTGGTTATAGTTACTGTATCTGTACCCGCATTTGTTGTTATACTAATACCAGAACCAGCAGATAATGTTAGTGTATCAGTAGTAGTATCTGCTTCAACATTGGATTGTCCTGATACTGCAACTATACTAAATGCATTTTGATTTACATCTCCGCCTCCGCCGCCGGTTACTGTAGTAAATGATAAGTTACCTGCGCCATCAGTGGTTAATACCTGTCCTGCTGTACCGTCTGTAATTGGATACGTAATTCCTCCGGCTACAATTTGGCCACTTGCTGCAACTCTAAATTTAGTTCCTTGTCCAGAAACAGATGCACTTATCAAATCGCCTAAAGCGTTATTTAAACGTTCTATGCTTAAACTAGTGGAAGCAGATTGTGTAATATTATCCGCAATAGTTAAACCAGGTCCAGCAGCTCCTGTATCTGTAATTGTAGTGTTTCTAAATTCTGGACTAGATGTTGTATCTAGTGATTGATTTGCAGTATATGCATCTGTTATACCGTATCCTGCTATAGTTGTAGGTGTGCTAGTTAAATCTG